TAGTAAAGTTATTATATTTGATTAGAGAGCCATTCTTTGATGGCTCTTTTTGACCATTTCTTACCAGGTAATTCCTTTGGGAACCCCTTCATGTAACGATAATTATCTGAAAATGTGTCATACTTAATTCCTAGAAATTCACAGGTAGTGCTCACATCCATCAACTCTGGATAATGGTCGCTATCTTTTTCTATTTCAACCAGCCTTGTGATTGTGTCCTTGATAATGGATTTAATCCATTCAGATAGTGAAAGTAGAACATTGTCCATCTTCTTCCCCTTCCTACCCTTCGTCAAATGAGTTCAATTTCATGATTTTCATCTTGGTATTAGTGCTTGGCTCCCACGTCATCCAGTAAGCAAGAGCAGCTTCTGCAAACTTCTTCGGTAACAAGTCATAGCGACTAATGTTGAAGTGGTCTTTAAAATCAATCTCAGCTTGTCTAAAGACTGACTGAGCGAAAGTCTTATCCGCATAAGCTGGACTATCAATACCACCTAAGCAAGCCACGACCCGAGCCTTGCGCTTCTTCAGTAGCGACTGAGCGTAGCTTGGATGAATTGGTTGCTCACTCTTAAGATAGTCAATATCTTCCAGCATAGTAGCCTGTTGCTCACGCAATTTCTTCTGGCCAGTAAATAGAGCAATGAAGGCATCCTCGTCCAAATCCTCACGGATAAATCCACCCTGCTTGCGAATAGCTGGTAAAACCTCTGATGTCACCCAGCGCTTGAACTCTTTAGCCTGGGGCAACTTGCTGGATAAGATGAGAGAGTAGAGCCCAGATTCATTGATGATGATAGTTTCTTGAACCCTTCCTAAATTATCTGTGAGGCCCTGTTTTAGGGCGTCATCTTCATCAACATGAAGAGCAATCGCATTTCTAGCCTTGCTATATCCTAGGATGTCTGCTACATCCTTCCCGACAAACCAAGGCTCGTCATCAATTGTCAAAGTACGGACTTCCTGCCCGTGAAAATTAAAAATTTCGTTCATAAAATCACTCCATGTTATCTATAATTTTATTTTCTGCACTTAATCGTTCATCGTAAAGTTTGAGAAATAGGTTTTTAAACTCGTTATAGATTGCGAGGGAATATTCAAATTCATCATCATCTAAATCTTTGATTATGCTTACCCCCATTACTGCTAAACTTATGCGTCTAAGATGGTCTGATATATCGTGAGAATAAATCTTATGATGCACATAGTTATCACGTCCAGAACCATATCTTTTTCTAGAGTAAATATCGTTAGGTTTCATCCTTCCAAGTCTAAGTTCGTCGCTTGATGGTTCATTTGTTATTTGCGAAGCGAAGCGCCTACTTAATCTTTCAGAAATTAGTGGATATTTTTTATTTACTTTTTCAACTTCATTATCAGATAAATGAACATCTCTAAAATCTTTCTTTTTTCTCGGCAAGCTATTTCTTGCAATAGCTTCAGCTATCATCGTTTCGAGTTCCGCTTTGGAAATTGTAATAGTGTCTTCCATCTTCATCTCCTAATCCTCAAATTTCTCCCATGACTCATTGATTCGCAATTTTTTGTTGATACGAAGCTTCAAATCATCACTTCCTTTACCATCTTTAAAAAGTTGTGTGATGGCTGACGGACTAACACCTACGACGATAGCCAAATCCGTCTGCGACCACCCGCGTTTTTCAATTCGCTCCTTTACGAGCTCGTTCCACTTACGATGTTGTTGGCTCATGTGACCTCCTCCTTTTTAATTAGTTAAGTTAAAGAGTTAGTAAATTATTTTATAAAATACTTGACAACTTTTATACTGTAGTGTAAAATGAAAGCATAATTAAAAACATTGATAAAACATTATATCTATCAATTTCCTTGCTCGCCAAAGCTATTTATTTTTAGATAAGTTTTAACTTTGTTTTTTACTAACTCATTAACTTACAAAAACTATTTTACACTTTAGTGTTATTATTGTCAATAGAAAATAACACTTTTTTATAAAATATTTTTTGTCATGTCTTAGAAAAGGTACTATGACAATGTTTTCCACACTTGAAAAAATTAAGGAGCTTGCTCAAAAACGAGGAATAAGTCTTCAAAAAGTTGCCGAAGATTTGGGCTATAGTATAAATTATCTCTATACTTTGAAAGAAAAAACTCCTAAATCTGACCGTCTCCAAGAAATCGCCGACTACTTCAACGTTTCCACGGACTATCTGCTAGGACGTACGGATAATCCTGCCATCGCTGGTGATTCAAAAGAGTATATATGGCAAGGGAAGACCCTAAACGTTGAAGAAATGGCATCGAATGTCATGATGTTTGGCGGTCGAGAATTAACAGATGAAAAGAAAAAAATCATCCAGTCTATCATTGAAGGTTATCTCAAAGAAGCTGGTGATTAGAGGTACTGCTTAGTGACCGAAAAAGAAATTATAAGTCATTTTCAGGTTCGCATTGTCGATTTTGACGGTGAGCTAATACCTGATGAACTTGGATTTTACGAAAAAGAAACCAACACAGCTTTCTTATCTAATAAACTCAGCAAAAAAGAGAGAGTTAAGGTACTACTGCATGAACTCGGACACAAATACCACACACGCTCAGAGTACCAGAACGCTCGCCTACGCTGTGAAAACGAAGCTGATAGAAATATGATCCATCATCTCGTAAAAGACGCACTAGAAAGCTTAGATGACCCCACAGAGTTTGATTACCTCAAATTCATGTCCTACTACAATCTAAAAACCATGACTAATGAAATCATGGTAAAAGAGGAATACTTTGCATTGATGGAGTGAAAGGAGACTCCTATGTCTTACTCATATGTTGCTTTAGATGTTGAAACTGCGAATGACTTTCGCGGTAGTGTTTGTTCTATCGGATTAGTAAAATTTAAAGATGGAAATATTGTTGATACTTTTTACACTTTAATCAATCCAGAAGAAGAGTTTGATGATTTCAATATTTTCATCCATGGCATTACACCTGAAGATGTTCTTGATTCACCTATATTCCCAGAGGTGAGAAAGGCGATTGTTGATTTTATTGGTTCTGATATAGTTGTAGCCCACTTTGCACAGTTTGATATGGGTGCTCTTAAAGATGTATATCAAAAATACGAGCTGGATTTTGATAATATAGAATATATTTGTTCGTATCGATTAGCCAAGGTCGCTCTCCCTGGACAATTGAATTACAAACTAAAAAGACTAGCTAAAAATTTGAATATTGAGCTAGACCACCACAACGCTTTATCAGATGCACGAGCAAGCGGATTGATTTTAGAATACTTACTATCTACAAATTCATTTTCCGACCTCAACGCTTTTTTAAAAGAATATAGATACAATAAAACCGGCTTACTTGGTCAGTATGGATTTAAAAGAAAAAAAGGTTATCAATACAAGGAAAACCTTATCTATCAGCCAACAGAAGAAGAAAAAGCAGCAATGAACCCAGACCATTATTTTTACGGTTTATACTTTTGCTTTACTGGAAAACTCGAGCGAATGACTAGAAAAGAAGCTAACAAAGCTGCTGCGTTAGTTGGTGGTATTCCTGAAAAAGGAGTGACCAAACACACTAATATCTTAGTTGTAGGGGAGCAAGATTGGAGAGTTGTCGGCACAGATGGGTTAAGTAGTAAAATGAAAAAAGCACAAACCTTGTTAGAAAAAGGTCAAGATATTGAAATCATGACAGAAAATGATTTTATAAGATTACTTGAGGAATAGTGTAAAATTATTTGTTAAACGAACGGAGGAAATATTATGGCATTATTTGGTGGAAAAGATAAAATTTCAAAAAAAGATACTCAAAAACAAAAATATTATGCGGATGCTATCCCATATTTTGAAGAAAATGACATGATTCATATTCTTGAAAAATATCCTGAGCAAGCTGCATACATAGGAAATATACTAAGTAGCAAAACTATCGCTTTAGCAAATGCAAGCGGTCCTGGTGCGTTTGAAAAAGTTCAAATACAACAAAATCAAATTATCATTCAACAAAATGAAGAGATAATTTCATTGTTAAAAGAACTTAAAAAATAAAAAAAGCCCCACAATCGCCCTCGCCAAAGTTTGATTGTGAAGCTTACCCTTATAAAAAATCAGCCATTAAAAAGGCCTCTTTTCTATACCCTATTTTACACCATGA